ACTGCAGTCTAACAACCAAGGTAAGAGCGGAGCCGATACGCGGTTCTGGCAACCTGAAGTTGATAAGGCTGGTAACGGTTATGCTGTTATTCGTTTCCTTCCTGCACCAAAGGGTGAGGATATTCCTTGGGTTCGTTTGTTCTCTCATGGTTTTCAAGGTCCAGGTGGCTGGTACATTGAGAACTCCCTCACTACTTTAAACGAACAGGATCCAGTTGGCGAGTATAATACTACTCTATGGAACCGTGGTGATGAGGCTGGTAAGGAACAGGCTCGTAAGCAGAAAAGACGTTTGAGCTATGTTGCTAACATCTATATGGTTAAAGATCCATCTCACCCTGAAAATGAAGGTAAGGTATTCCTTTATAAGTTCGGTAAGAAAATTTTTGATAAGATAAATGAAAGCATGGCTCCTGAGTTTGAAGACGAATCTCCTGTGAACCCATTTGATCTTTGGGAAGGCGCTAACTTCAAGATGAAGATTCGGAACGTTGAAGGCTATCGTAACTATGATAAGTCCGAGTTTGATTCAGCATCTATTCTCTCTGAGGATGATGATGTTTTAGAAAAGGTTTGGTCCTCTGAATATTCTTTAAAGGAATTTGCGGATCGTAAGAACTTCAAGAGTTATACAGAGTTACAAGCTCGGTTAAATCGTGTTCTTGGAGCAACTGCAGTATCGTCTGCTGCATCTGAAATAGAAGATGATGTTATTCAATCTTCTCCGGCTCCTCAAAAAGCCGCACCTCAAGTTAAAGAGGAAGCTGCTCCCTGGAGCGAAGAATCTTCTGACGATAGTCTGGACTTCTTTAAGAAGTTAGCTGAAGAAGACTAAGCAAAAGCATCATTGCTTTTCAAGGGGGGATCCGTTGGGTTCCCCCTTTTTTATTATGAGTATGCCCAGTTATCTGCATAATTTGATTTTTCAGATGGTCCTAATATTGTAGTACCACCACCATAATTATTTGTATCGCCATTACCAGCTTGAATGACAACAGGGGCTGCCTGACCTTGATTTTGTTCTTTCTTTACGGCAACTTCTTTAGTAGCATCAGATAATTGCGCGCCTTCTGGTTGTAGACCAGTATTTGGTGTCAAAGAAGCGGGCGATGTTTTATTCATCTCTGCTAATTGTTTTCTAATTTCCTCAGCTTCTTCTGCTTTCTCTGCACGATACTTCTCATCTGATCCAAAAATAACTGTTCCAGTTCTTGCTTCTTCTTCTGCCTCTTTAAGTTCCATGTTTAGTTTTGTTCGTTTCTCTTCATCTTCTTTGGACTTATCGTCACCAAAGCCAAGCCTATTTTTAATTGAATCGAAAGTTAAAAACTCAGCTATAAATGCCCTTACCTTTTTTATTATCTCATCTATTTTTCTACTAATGAAAGTTCCCAGACTTTCACCCTCTTCGCCGCCCAAAAGAGTTGTATCAATATTGAAGAATTCTCCAATCCAATCTAGCGCCGAAGTTAACATATCACCTATCGTATCGATAATAACCTGAGCAATATCGGCATTTAGTTGGAGAACATCCTTTAATGCTTGTACGGGATCAGTAAACAATGTACCAAACCAATCCGCTATACCATCAATAATTTCACCTATTTTTGTAATCATTGTATTAAATAAATCTGTAAAGGAGAAACTGTCTAATATTTCAGAGAAGTTATCAAACCCCATTTTTTTAACAGCCCAGGAAACTACATCTTTAATCATATCGAGTGGTTTAGTTATGGCACCTCGAATAAGTTCCATGAATCCTTCTTTAAAACCCTCAATAAGCCCACCTTCTTTAAATCCTGTAATAAACCCAGAAATGAAATCAAATACACCGAAAAGAACGGCAATGATTTGTCCAAAAAAAGGAATAGCTTTGGCCATTGATATCAAAGGTGCTGCGGCTTTGAGTACTGGCCCGAATAGTTTACCTAACCCAGTAAATGGAGCTATTACCATTTTTATAAAATTGCCAATAGATTTAATAACATCTCCAATTGTACTACCAACACCCTTCACTGTATCAGTAACAGGTTTAAGAAATTTTAATATCCTACCAAAAAAATCACCAATTGCTCTTATAGGAGCAGTCAATTTACCTAATGTTTTATACGTATCACCTTTAAGAAATTGTCCAGTCGCCTTCTTACTCCAAACATCTCCTATTGCTTTGAAAACATTTGCTAACTTGGTGGATAAACCTGTTAAGTTATTTAGAGCTTTAGCAAGGAAAATAGTACGAATATATGTGTCAAGCTCATTTGCCCACAAAGTAAGTGCTGTAACTGCTCCAAGAAACAAGTCTTTGACGCCAAGCGTCATTTCTTCCTCATCAACATCACCCTCAACACTACCTGAAGCTAAATCTCCATCAGTATTTTCTTTCTTTGCATCCAGAACTAAAAGAAGTTTTTGAAACAATTTTGCCTGACCGTCAACCAAATCTTTAGTTAAGTCAACAAGAGATGCTAACGAGTCGCCATGCTCATCTTGTTGAGAAAACGCATCCTTCAACATTGGTACCGATGCGCCTGCGCCTGCTAATTGTGGTAAAGCCATTGTTATTTTTCCAGTCGTTCTTTCTCTTCTTTTAGCCAGGCCAATAGTAGGCCAACGTATATGTCTCTTTCAAATGGTATCATATCTTCTAACTCAGTCAAACTATACTTATGATGTTGCATCAAACTAAAGTTCATATAATACATGTTCATAAGTGAATCATGGCTGAGTCCTAGGTAAAAAAACTTTGCATGCCCTCTATTTTAACACTCTCAGTCTCACCACATGCAGGACATGTAAATTCAATATCATGCGATAACTTTGGTAACGTATTAAAAAACATAGCTACTTTTTCAAAATTATCTTTAGTAAGATTCTCCAAGAATTCTTTTAATTCTTTTTTAGTAAAATCTTCATACACATTATCATCATCATAAACAAGTTCAACACATTCACAAATGATATCTAATAGTTGCTCAATCTCACTACCATCTTTATTCTGTAATCCAAACATCATTGCTGTCTGGGGATCACGCATCTTAATACCAATATTGTTACCAATATCTAACTTATATTCATGCTTCTCATCAAATTTAATCTTAACATCATCTATATTGATTGATACCTTTGTAGATTCTTGACATTTAATTTTATTAGCTTCATTTACATGAGATAATGATATATCAATCTTCTCACCAACAGACTTAGCTCTTAATTGTAAAAACAAATACTCAAGATCGTACGATGTTAATTTAGATTTATCAATCCCATCAGTTAGGATGCAAGATTCAAGAATCGTCATCACACCATTGAATATATCTTTCTCTTCGCCACTCTCTAAAGCCATATAGAGAACTTTTTCTTCTTTAACAAGGAATGGTCTAAATTTAATTGTTTCCTTTGTAGAAGGTATCTCTGTTTCAAACTCAGGGGTAACTAATTTTGGTAAAGCCATAGTATAAACTCCATATTATATTAAAATATTTTTGGTAATCCTGTAAAACTAACACCAGATTTTTTGGCAAGGCCCGACATTAATTTTCTTGGATTTAATTGTGTCTTAGCTTGATTTTTAATACCTGCAATGCTAAACGGTAGGTTTAAGCCACCAGCTATCTGTAGACCATCTCTTCCAATTCGTAATTGTGTTCCAAGTTTTGATTGGTCTCTCTCTTCAAAATATCGGAACGCAAGGGTAACATTTAATTTTTGTACTTCAGAACCATTAGACCAGTCTAATGAAAGAGGACTAATAACGATAGGATATGCATCAATCAAATCTACTGCATATGTCTTAAAACCTTGTTGATCTAGTTGATAGATTGTAATACCCTTCTTAGCAACATAGTTATCATAATACCCTATATCAAATTGGCTGCCTCTCTGATCAGTATTGAGGTCTCCCATACGGTGTGCCCCACCAATCAAATCTTGCCAGCGCATAAAGAACTCGCGCTCACGAAGGTCAGGGCTACAAATGATACCTATAGAGGTATCAACATAGTTTAAACCAGCTCCAATTTTATATGGTGCGCCATACTCTAGATAACTTATATTTTCAACATTACGTTGCGGTAGTTCAGCGGTACTGACTCTAAACATCAAAGAACTTGACAATCCAAAAGAACTACCAACCTTTGATAGGATACTACCGCTAATTTCAACTTCAAAATCGCTTGGTCTTGCAAAACCAACACTATGCATTTCAGCAGTAAATGAATCGATATCAAAAGCCATCTTATCGTCCTTTTATTTCAGCGCGGCTATCTTTCCAGACTTGAGATTTTGATGCTTTTTCGAAATTCTCTAGTGGTAAGAATAAAGCCATGTCCCAATCTGTTGAAGATATCTCTAGAAATCTACTTCTTACGTGTTCGTTCAGATACATTTTAAATGTTGGTTTAAATACTTTGCTTATACCTTTAAGGATTTGATAACTAATCTTCAGCTTAGTTCCTTCATCATACTTCGTATTTGATGCTAAATCATACAGAGCATCCATTAGTTTAGCTCTAAGCGGCAACGGTAAGTAATGCATGTTAATGCCATGGAACCCACCAGCAACATTCTGAACTTTAAATATGAGTGGAAATCTATCGTAATATGGTAGCGTCTTTTTATGCTTTGGATCATACGTAAAGAAATACATCTTACCAATCGCAGCACGGTTCTTTAATTGTGTACGATCTTCTTTCATTAACGCAGTAGGTGTTATCGATACTTTCTTTGCTGTATTCCGAAACCACGTTCGCGCAGATTGTGTCCGAGCAGGGATCTGCCCTTGACGAACACCTTTTGCTAAAATCTCATCGAATACGTATGCAACCAAAGTAAATCTCCTTTTTATTATTTATAATCAAAAAAAGCATTGACATGTATAATGATTGTAGTTATAATAGGTATTGTACCTCATTGATACTATTAGTTACTTAATTGCTAATTCACGTTCAGTAAAAATTACAAACTTGTAATTGCGATCCTTACACCACTCTACGGCATAATCCCACTTACTAATGTTAACTGCATAGGTTTTAACTTCATTAATGTATCGTTTGGTAATTCGTTTTTGTTTCTTAGGTTCTTTTGTTTGAGCAGCAGGTTTTACTTCGACAATCCATTCTTCTATAATGTTGTCAGCATTCCTTACTTTAACATAAAAATCAGGATAATAACGATGCCGCCGATTGTCTACCGGACTTATATAAGGGATTATATACTCTTCCGAAGACCATTTAAGGACTGTTGATGTATGATCACACCAAATACAGAACTTCCGTTCCCACGAACTACGACATACAATACCCGTAGGATCACCTTTATATTTGGATGGATTGACAGGATTATACTTACTTCTTTGTGCAGTCATTATAAATATATGTAACCAGTTAAAGTTTCAAGTAAGGATATTTATATATGTCAACAGAGTCGTTCGCCGCATCCCCCACTTTAGATGCTACCGACAAGACAGTGCCAAAGGATGCGTTTCAAAAAGCGGTGCAACCAGGGCAGTCAAATATAGGTAAATTATTAAAGTTTCCATCTAATATAGATGAGGTAGGCTATTGGGTAGCTTTCAATGCCGCTGAAGCAAAGCTGTTTAAAGCAGAAGAGTTCACTAAGTCGGAAATAAGATCAACTATTATTCTTCCTATGCCTGGTAACATTGGTACTACTTACGCACAAAAATATAACACAGAAGCTATTGGCATTAAAGGTTCATTGGGAGCTGGGGCTTCTGGTGTTCTGAGTTCAGGTAGCGTTTCTTCTATTGTAAATAAAATGTCATCTATAACAAAGGGTGATGTTGCGGATGCTACTAACACCCTAGCGTTTGAATTTGTTGAAGGTGCAACAAGCGCTGTTGGGCTTGGTAATGCGTTTAAAGGGGCTGTTGCAGCGCAGGGAATATCTAAAAATCCATATATGGCTGTCATGTATGATCAACCTAATTTACGCGAACATCAATTTCAATGGAAGTTAATTGCTCGCAGTAAAGCTGACAGTAAAGTTTTAACTGATATTGTTCATGCATTTAAGTGGTATAGTTCTCCTGGCGTGAATCAAAAAAATCCACACTTCCTTGATTATCCAGAACAGTTTGATATTGATTTTAAACAAGGTACCCATCTACATAACATTGGACCATCTGTTCTAACATCATTTAACGTACAGTATCATGCAGAAGGAAAACCACTATATTACAATATCTCTGCAACAGAAAAAGCACCAGTTTCCATAAGCATCAATGCTTCATTCCAAGAAACTACGATTGTTACAAAACAAACAATTGATACATTCGGTAGGTAATATAAATGACGTTCTTTTTTAAAAATCATCCACAAGTTTCATATGACATTCAAGGCAATGGCGTTCCTCGTACTGTTCAGAATCCTCTCGTTCGTTTTAAACTATTAGATGTATTGAAAAATAGAACAGCTTTGTATTATACACATGATATTCAAGAAGGACAATCCCTTGAATTTATTGCAAATAGATACTATGGTGACTCCACTCTTGATTGGGTGATATATATTGTTAATGATATCATTGACCCACAATATGACCTGCCATTAGACTATCAACAGTTTGTTGCGTTTGTAAGGTCTAAGTATAATTCTGTAGAATCTTCATTGAATACAATTCATCATTATGAGCATATATATCAAACACAATCAGTTTTATTTGATGGTACTATTGTTCCAGAAAAAACAATTAATGTTGATCTAACAACATACAATGGATTGGTTGCAACAGACCGTCGAGAAGTATCAAACTACGTATATGAAGAAGAACTTAATGAAAGCAAAAGGTCTATTAAAGTTCTCCACGTTGATTATCTGGTAGATTTCTTAGCAGAAGCAGAAAGTATTTTTGAATAATGGTCGCAACGCTATCATATAATCCAACAGACTTAGAATTAAAAACCTGCGTTCTCTATAATTATAATGGAGAAACGATGGATATTCGAAATATTATGTTGGAATTTAATATCTATCA